TTACTTGATGTAAGACTTCTAATAAGCGATCCATTTGGAAAAACAATAGTGTGTTCATTATATGTTGGTGGTGGCGCAGATATTTCTCCAGTCGGATCACCATATATCCTATGAAATTCTATTGGTAAATGCTTATAAACAAATTTCATATTCTTATCGAGGAATGCTATTGAATCTATATCTCGCTTTGACACAATTAATACTGTTTTATGTGTATAAAACATCGCGTACCACAAAGCAAATGCACCGGCTAAAGTAGACGCACCACATTGGCGCGTTTTCTTATAAACGCAAAAACGATGTTTTTTAAAATCTAAAATTGAATTACGCTGATATTTAAATAAATTAAATGGAATAATACCAGCTTTTGGATGTTTAACTTTACAAAAATTCTCTATAAAGAACATTGAACTCTGCTTACAACGCAGAAGCAACTGTTCCATTTTTGTGTTTATCATATTTAATTCTCATCGTCATACGCTGGTTGAGATAACACTTTATCAAGGTCGATCTCTCCACTACCTTGTTGCATTCCAGTCATATTTATCACTATATTGTTATTCTTAGCAGCAGCTAACAACTTAGCGTATGAATCTAAAACAGCTGGAGCATTACTATTGATGTCTGCTTTAATTTTCAATAAAGAAACCCATCCTTCAACGAGTGATGATGGCAATTTAATACCAGCAGTTTGCATAGCTTTAACTTGTTGTTCAAAATATTTCAATGCTTGATCGACTTGTTCTCTGTCTGTGGCATGTTTATTAATAATATCTTGTGCTATCTTACCAAATCCCATAAGAAGAGCTTTAATACCTAGAACATCTTCGGTTTTCTCTTCTGTTGTTAATTCAGCTGGTAGTTTAGTAGGCGATGGTGAAACAGTTACTGGATCTATAAATTTTGCTGCTTTAGATGGAGCAACAACCGGTAATGGTTCTTCTTCTTTTATTCCATCTAACATCTTTAATAATTCAGGATCAGCCTCAGGCATGGCAAACCTCACGTATATCTAAGAGTAAACTCAAATCATAGGTTGTCACAGATCCGTTTTTAGGTTTAATTCGACCATTGTTTAATAAATCCCAATTTTCTATCGAGGCTATATGACCACTTTCATTCACTAAATATTTCTCATCATTTTTCCTCCAACCGGCCAATCTAGTCGCAATCATATGATCAACTAACTGAAATAATTGTTGTTTGTATGGGAATTCCTCAACTAACTTTTTCAATTCTATTGATGATTTATTTATATTATCTCTTAAGAAGAAAATACATTTCCGTAATTGTTCACTTATTTTAGCTTTAGGAAGATGTGGATCATTTAATTTTCCACCACGTCGTGCAGTTTTGTCTGCCACTAACCGATCAACTTTTTTACCAGTCATGTTACGTAATCTTTTGGCAACATTTCTGTGTGTTTCAGGTTGAATTTTGCGTTTTATACCTGGATCACCTTTCCTCAAAATTGGGCTCATTTCACTAATAATATGGTCTTCTTTAAATAATTTTTGTTCCAGCATGTCAAAAATCTCCTTGTATTCTGGAACTGTTTTAAAAAGTTCATTAAATGGTTCACCAATAGCACAAGTATATGATAGGAATGCTGAATGAAGTAGATTTGCGGCCTTGTCAGAAAGTTCCATCTTCATCTGGATCTTCCATCATCGTCTTCATTGTCTCAACTTGCTCATTTATAGGTGAATCAGTAAATTCATGACCACGCAACCTAATTAACTTAAAAAATGAAGTGATAATGCCTCGTGATAGTTTAGTTCTTTCGACAATTTTAGCCACTAGTCCTTCATGTGCTCGATCATCTTGTTCATATAGCTGTTCCAAAGTGGCTAAAATAGCCATATGATCATCATTATGTTTGCTTATTTCTCTGGCTTCCGTAATAAACCTCTGAAGAACTGAACTCTGTCCAATACTTCGATTTTCTAGATGAGTACGAAACACACCACTGTTTTTACGATCACGATTTTCCTTTTTGATGTATGCTAATATGACTGTTCTGCTGACTTGCGACCATAAATTGAAAACACGTGATCTTCCTTTATAGTATATGTGTTCTAAACTTATTTTCACATTGCAATTTGGGCATTCTTTTGTCTTCTTAAATAACTCATCTTCAAAAATATATTCTTGTTCATCTGGCACAAGCAATGAGTCGTTAGGACGCAAATTATTATAACACCTCGAACAATGTGGACGAGCTTGATATTTATAAAGAGCGCTTTCAATTTGAATCCAAGCAGTCTGAAATAAATCCATTATTGATGATTCTTCTTTACCTGGGTAAATGTGGCCCAAATTATGTGCTTTAATAATTTGACGGATTAATTCTGATGCATGTTGCATTATTTCATCGCGTAAAAGCGGTTCAGTGCATGCGGTCCTAAGATAACGATGCATAAGCCGTTCTACAGTTTCATTATCGAAATAATGATTCTTTTCGAATACTTCTTTTCGCTGATAATCTAACTTTTTATGTCTAATATCAAATTCTTCAAATGATTCTGGGATAGGTTCTAACTTAGCGCCTTGGTCAGGTTTAACTGATTTATCGTGGAATGCGGAATTTTGTTCTGATAAATTCCCTACCATCGATCTGTTTCCTATTTAACAAGATCGTAGTCGGGTATCCCATATTAACAACTGCTTTGAGATTTTGCCTACTATGATCGTATAAATATTTATTGTTGAGATGGTAGAAACAAAATATTCTTGCCCAACCTCTTTTGTTAATACGAACAGCACGACCTATCATTTGGGTGATATTAGAATCTTGTCTGCCACCACCTATTACTATTAAATTCTCACAGCCACCAGCAAGATCCAATCCTCGCTTAAATATTCTTCCAGCAATTAAACATTGTAATTTGCGTTCTTCAAATAACTTGACATTCTCATCTCGTTCCCTCTGTGATGATTTATTGTATAAAAATTTCGAATTAGGAATAATAGATTCCAAGGTCTTACCTAGTGGTTCAATAGGAGTAGTATCTAATAAGATAAGATTACCTTCTTGTGCAAAATATCCATTTATCTTAACTACCAACTGATGAAATTCATTATTTTCTACGATATCCTCTTTCATTGCAATATCATAAGCACGACAATCTTTTCTATTTTCAGGCGATCCAACTGAAATAAACGTACATTGTACAGGTATAATGCGACCTCTAGCTTGAACTTCTTCACGTTGTGTTTCATAAATGACGCTACCTAAATTTTCTTCAAGGAGCAAATTCTGTACTGGTTTATCATCACTACATACAGTTCCAGTCACTCCATATTTGCGACGACCATTAAAAATTCGCTTAAAAAGTATAGTATATTGTGGTTTAGTTGCAAGATCTGCCTCATCAACTAATAGTAAATCACTATTTCTAACTTGATCTTGTATCTGCTTAGCATGCATGAGACGTGTTTGATACCATTGCGTGCGCCTTAAATATTCAATTTCAACCATATAATCGTGAATACGTTGTAGATATTTCCCATGATTAGCTAACTTTTCTATGCCTAACGGATTTTCAAACAAAGCTTCCACAAGAGGATGTGGTAAAAAATCATAACATTTAATATTTCTTTTCTCAACCATAGTCATTAGACGTTTCAACATCTGAAAATTATTTAAACGTACACCTTCGCGCTTTGGACGTGTTGGACTGGAAATTGATTGTATATTGCCAACAATAACTAAATTATTATTTGGAAGGTGCCCGGAACAAAACAAACCTATATCATCATTATGAACAACTTCACGAAGTTCTAGGCGTTTCACAATTTGATGTAAAACAACAGTCGATTCAGTAATAATAGTCGTAGGACATCGAAACAACTGTATAATTCCTGCCATTGTCTCAGTCTTTCCGGCACCCGTCGTAGCACTGATAAGCCCAATTTCTTCTTTACAAACTACTTTCCAAGCTCCAACCTGATACGGCTCGGCCACAATACCGCTTATAAGACTATCTGTAATTTGACTTTCCTGTGGAGCTGGAAATTTTGATGGTGGGCGAATATCTTGAATTTCAAGTGGAACATCATGGGTTTCACAACACTTAATTAATTTATTTAAAAAAGGAAGAGCAAGACGTTGATTTTTACGATCAAAACGACGATAATAACCATCCCAATCGCGACCAGTATCAATAAAGAACGCTTTTGGATCTCTAACACTAAATTCTTTTATTATTACATCTTCAGCTCCAGGTGTTACCTGATCAAGCCATATCCAATGATTGTCTTTGATTGTTGCAAGCATATGTCATATCAAATACTACTTAAGTGATCCAGCAATATCTCTCATAGCAACGGAAAGATCAAGATCACCTTTATCAAGGCGTTTTATTTGTTTTTCCATAGTGTGAACTTGTTTTGGTAAATTATCTTCAGTTTTCTTTCCTTCTAAATTACGTTGTAGTTCTATTTCCGCTAACTTCTTCTCAAGCTCTGAAAGACGCTTATTTAAAGCCTGTTTCTCACGTAACCACGCTGGATCTTCCGTTGGTGGTTTTACTGATCTCTGATCAGGTCTATCACCAATCATTTTTTTTGCAAATTCTTTATTACTTTTCTGCAAATCAGCTACTGTTTGTTGCATTTTATCAGGTTCTAACTTTCCACCAGGCATTGTAATTTCTTCGACTATAGCAACAAGGCATATTTTATCATCAACAATAATTCGATCGCCTTTAATAATAAGCTTGTTGATTCCTGGTACTCTAGTTTCAAGAAATTCCAAAACTTTCTTCAAACCTTTCTGATTTAATTTTATTGGCATATGTTGATCCTCAAAAATTTAACCAACTCAGTGCCATCATCACGACGTCGTAAAACTTCTGCCAAATCAAGAGAGCGAATAATAAAGCCGTCATCAAATATTACTTGATCGTCTTGGTGTTCTTTTATGACACATATTCGCATGTTAGACATTAACTTTACAGTCACGCCTTCTAGTAATGTTCCAACAGGAGCGAACAATCTAGAGTTAATCAATGACTCTGCCGTACGAGTATGCCAATGAGAAATAGGCATAATTTGTTGATATCCAACAGGACGTGCGTCATAATCAAATTTGACCTGTTTATCAAAAACTTGAACTGATTCAATAACTAACTTACCTCCAGAACGTGGATAATACGCCGCTAACTTCCTTGCTAAATTAGAATTTGATAACACACATACTGTCTCACCACATGTATATGCTCTATATGGCGTGATTTTTTCATGAGTTTCAAGAGTAAACACATGATTTAATCTATTCATTAGCTCACCTGTAAAATGAAATCTGAACTAGCCCTAGTCTCACCATTTGGAAGTTCTAACTCAACTCTATATCTGTATGATCCCTTATATAACTGCGAAGTATCAACTAAATATTGTAAAACAAATGGATTAGTTCGATACGTCCCTTGGCGCAAGCCAACACGCATTGGTTTGCGAGACACAATTATTTCACAATTTTCAGTACTTATAGTTATGAATGCTTTCAATTGAGGTATAATAGGTGCAATTTTATTGTATGGGAAATCATATAGTGGTAATGGCATAATACCAACTTCTATTGTTCGTCGTTCTGGTTGATACAGATTTATATCAATAGCTTCAAAACCTAATCTAATATTTTGTAATCCGCTGTCACAATAAAATGAATCAGGATATAACCAAAATTCATTGCAACACTGTTGCCAAAGACTTTCATCTTGCAACAGAGCTAATTCATCGCTATCTGTAGCTCCAACAGTCCCACCACCGGCTGAAATATCAATACCTGGGTTCGTTGGTATGAATGTCCAAACATCAAAATAGATATCTGGTGTTTGTAAAGTTTTTGGAACATCCCAAAATAAATGAAACACTCCAGGTTTAAATCCTGATGGATCAGGCGCTGTGCCACAAGCTCCTGTAACATCATCAACCAACTCTCTACTAACAGGAGCTGGGTAAGCCGGATCCCAAGGAGGTAGTACTGGAATTTCAGCTATAAGATTTTCTGGCTGAACTGAAGATCTATAAATTTGTACTTTAATAATGGCATATGGGTCTGTTGGAATCCCATTTTGGTAAAAAGTAATATTTAGGTCAATTGGCCTACCAATGCGTCCACTGATTCGCGGAAATATTTCCATGACTGTCCCTCGACATTAACCAAAAATATATTTGAAGGATAAAGAATTATGTGAATTACTTTCCACCAAAGTAGTATCACTTTTGTTTCCTTCGCATCGACGTTGATGTTATTCCTTGAAGAGTTTGGCGCGAACTGCCGCATCTTTCGATTCGAGCAGCTTCCTCAACGCAACCGTACGCTCAGGATTTCGAGGAAGCGTAGCAACAAGAATATTTGCTAACTCGCCGAACGGCTTGGAAATCGCTTGCAGGTGCTCAGGCAAGTGTGCGTAGGCGAAAAATTGCAAAATCGGTTCCATCATTACCTCCATGAGATTATGTGAATTGCCTTCCACCATAACCTCCTCCACCACCGCTCTTTGAGGTTGCCTCGTTTTGTTTCTTAATTTCTTTAATCAAACGTTCAATATTCCATTTTCGTTCTTCCGCTGGCATATTTATTTGTTCGAATATTGTATATCCACCATAATATTTCAATATAAATGACTGCTCCATTAAGTGTTCCCACTCAGACTCCAGCTCCTCGTGGCTGCGTTGGGCGAAAAAAGCTCTCCGTTATCGGAAGCTCAATCCTCATTTCTTGACTACAACTTTGACAGGTAATAATAATTTCAGCGTCAATTCCGGGAGAATTATTCTTCAATTCTTCACGAATAACTGCACTATCTCTACCATGTAAGCGTTTGATAATTTCAGTAATTTTTAGTGGATTGCGTACTCCATTTACTGACGTAATCAACAAATTCAAATTCTCTTCAATAGTAGTATCTAACGATACTTCATTAGAACTCATTGACGCTCCAGTTTTTGCATTTCTAGCTTCACTAACTTTCATGCGTTCTTTCATTTTCTGTTGACGCATCATCACTTGAACGTCACGTCCACGGGCAAACCTAGCTTCTACCCAAATATCCCTTCCAGTTATTTCGGAAAAATACGGTAACGAAATTCTAATTGGTTCTTGACGATTTTTTGGCACTCGAATAGTAGTAGCAAGTTTATTTAGATCATATTCATGAGTACCCAAAACTTTGCAGGTTTCATTAGCGCATGTCACGGAAAATTCATAATTATTTCCGTGAGTAATACCGCGCAGATAAAATAACAAAAACATTCGATCACCAGCTAATAAATCCAAAGGATCAAAATCCTTATCTGGCATTTTAACACAATGTTTAAACACATAATCAATAGCTTGACCGGTTTGTGTTAAACGTGAAGTAGCCAAAATTTTATCTGTTTGTAATCCCATAGGACGGACAAAAACTTCACCGTCTGGTATTCGACCATCATAATAATATCCTTTACTTGGAAGTATAACTCTCTCCCAAGTCAATAATTCTTCTGGACTCTTATTTATAATTAAATCAATTAATTCTTCTGGTGTAGTTGCTTTTTGAGCAAATTGAGACAGGTCTATTTTCTTTTCAGAAAATGATGGTGAACCAGATGGTCCAGATGGTCCAGATCCGGAAGATCCGGCTGGGCCTGCGTCAAGGTTTATTTCTTGTTCTGACATGCAATTGGCTCCCATGAATTAATCATGGTTATTTACGCATTTTCAATTTGTGCGTAATCATAAGCAAGGGTAAGTTCAATTACTTTAAGCGATGTATCAGTATAAGAAAGTTTACCATAATTTATATTAGTAGGCCAAGCACCAAAAAGTTTCAATTTTCGCTTTATATTAGCACGACCATCTATTTCATGAAATTCACATTCTAACTTATAACCCTGATTACCAGCACCATGTTTCTTTATTCCATCAATATTAGTGTGTACTCTATCTCTCCAACGATCTATTTCAGTACCTATTTTATAATTATCATAAAATATAACCGTAACATCTTCCCATTTAATATTTTTAGCATATTTATAATATAACGTAGTACCAAGAATCTCTAACCTTTCCGGTTTCCAAGTCGGGAGAGTTAAATCTCTTGCTACTAATTTATTTTCTGGTTGTTGAATCGGACCTAAATTTTCTATGCGCCAACGATGAGAACGCGCTATCTCAATGGTGTTGGGAATGTTGTCACTATTACCGTAACCGTCAATCTTAAATCCAGGCATGCCAAATTTAATTACCTTCGGTTACGAATTAAGATGGATCTCGACGTGCTCGATCAAAACGCATACTGACTTCAATTTGTAGAATTTCTGTAGCGGCATAATCCAAAGACTGCCAATTCACATCCTTCGGCCAACAACCATACATGTGCCATAATTCATTCTGAGTACCCCTACCATTAATCATTTGAAGCTTTGCATCTTTTTTATAATCACGTGGATGATAAACTGGTAAATTCTTACCTTTGGTAATATCAACTACTCCCATCAACCAATCCCAGGCTTCTTTAGAAGAATTTGGTTCCTGCTCCACATCATACCATATGAGTTTGCAAGGTTCCCACTTATGCTTACCAGCGAAATATACAACTTCCTGATTATGATGCATATCGGGTTCTTCCGCTGTAAATGCGGGACGACTAGCTTCTTTCAATACCAACAGGAATTTGGCCGGTAGTTCACCACTACCACCGCCCTGTGGATTCCTACCAAGCGTCTCAAAAAACCAACGATGTTTTCGACGAGTTTCATACACGTTAGTTGGAGAATCATTATTCAATCCACCATAAGCATCAATTTGAAATCCAGGCATTGTTAACCTCCTCAGCTGTCTAAAATTATCTTTGATCAGACCGTAAAATTTATAATTATTCTTAATTTAAATATCATATATCATTCTTATAACTCAATAAACCAATCTCCAAATTTAGATAAAATAATGCTAATTGGTGTGTTTTCTAAAATGGGTGCTTCAGGTGGATCAGAGCATCGCTGTGTAGAAATGGCTAATGCAGCAATACGAGCTGGACATGAATGTTATTTGCTTGCTGAAAAAAACATCAATAGTAGAATATTATCATTGTGTAATCCAGGCATACGAATTTATGAAAACACATTATGTGAACAAGCCACAAATCTCCATAGATTATATGAAGTAAACTCGTTATTAATTATTAATTCTGATAGTTATTCATTTAGTAAATCCGATTACTGGGAAGGAAAAACTGATCGTCATTCACAAGTTGTTGATATTTCACAGATACCACAAATGGTGTTCGTTTATAACTTTGTTATAAGTCCAGCTGCAAATCTCTGGCAACTTTCTAAATGTCCAGACATAAGAATCATATGCGCA